CTTCCCCGAGATCCGCAGAACCCGTTTGGCAGAGGTGGCGGTGTGCATCGCATCGCTGGAAGCTGACGGCACGGTGACCGGCGAGCAGCTGCTCAAGGCCGCGGCCCAGCAGTCGGAGTGGCTGTGCGTTGACGAGGGCAGGGCGTGCCCATCGGTGCTGCGCTGGCTGCGTGAGCAGCGGTGGCTGGATGCGGCAGCAGGTGTGGCCCAGGCCGGTGCTGTGCCATCCGACTGGCGCCAGACGCGCAGCGGTGTCGAGGCCATGGGCGAGCGCCTGGGCCTGGGCCGCTGGGACCAGGAGCGCCACCGCCTGTTCACGCAGTACGAAGACGCGGTGGTCGCTGCCCTCGAAGGCCAGACGGTCGGGGCCTGACGCGATGGCCTGCACTTCAACCCGGCAATCACGCGACGAGCTGAACCGCAAGGCGCGCGATCGAATGGCCGCCCGCAGGCAAACGCCTGAGTACCGTGAGTGGCTGCTGCAGTCGCGCGAGCTGCGTCGGTCGCTCAAGGAAAAGTACCGCAGGCAGGCGGGTTGTAAGCCGCGCGATGTTTACAGGTTGGCTGCATCCGCAAAGCGTGAGCTGGCTTTGGCGCGCAAGGCGCTGCGCGAGGCTCTTGCCTCAAGCCACGACGCACATGTGCGGCGGTATAGGGCGATTGTCGCGAGCCGCAATGCCTATGCCAGCCGGTATGCCTCTGATGCGCAAAGCGAGCGTGAGAGGTCCGCTGCCAGAAAGCGTGCGTTGCCAGATAGCTATGTGCGGCAGCTGCTGCGCAACATGGGAATGACCAACGACGAGATCACACCCGAAATGATTGAGATGCAGCGCGAGGCAACTTTGTTTCGTCGCCTCGCCAGAGAGATCCGGAAAGCCATTGCAAACCACAACGAGGAAAACCATGAAGCCATCACTGAACACGCTTGAATCGCTCGAAGACATGCAGAAGGTTGAGACCATGGGTGACGTTCGCCGCGTGATCGGCCAGTCGCTGCTGGCCTTGGCTCGAAAGGAGATCAGCGCAACAGACCTGACTGCAATGGGCAAGGCTGCTGATGCCATTGCTAACACGCTGAATGTCGAAGTCAAGATGGCCCGCACCGCGCACGACCTGCGAAAAGCTGGTGCGGATATCGGGCAGATCGTGCACATCGGCAAGACGCTGATTGGGTAATTGGCGTGCCTTCCCCTTCGTCAGTGAGGTGTGCGACCCCACCCCCCGTGGTTAGGTTCTCCCCAGCTTCCCGCCGTGCGGGTGATTCGTGCCGCCCTGTCGGACTGTTGCGCAGGGTTGCTAAGGGGGTTAACTGAACATGCAGTATGGCTTTGTTGCTACTGGAGTGATAGCAAAAGGGGGTTCCGCATGAAGGTGTTGCCCGTGCTGGACCAGGTGATTTCGCAGGCTGAGTTCGCGCAGATCATCGGCGTGAGCGAGGCGCGCGTGTCGCAGATGGTGAGCGAGGGCGTGATTGCGAAGGGCGACACCGCCGCCAGCTGGCTGACCGCCTACTGCGAGAGGCTCCGCGACCAGGCTGCCGGCCGGCTGGGTGAAACCTACGGGCTCGACCTGGTGCAAGAGCGCGCCGCCCTGGCCCGCGAGCAGCGCGAGGGGCAGGCCATCAAGAACGCCGTGGCCCGCCGCGAGTTTGCCCCCGTGGGCCTGCTGGCCGATGTGCTGGGCCAGGCGGCCAGCGCGGTGGTCGACCGCTTCGACCAGCTGGAGGGCACGCTGCGCAAAGCCTGCCCCGATCTGCCCGACGAAGCCAAGACGGCCGTGCTGCATGTGATCGCCTCGGCCCGGAATGAGTGGATCCGCACCACTGAGCGGCTGGTGGCCGACAGCGTGGATGCCATGCTGGCCGAAGACGCACCCGAGGATGAGCACTACAGCGAGGGCATGCCCGCGTGACCACCATGCCCACGCTCCACGCCGAGACCGCCGCCGCCATCAAGGCCGCGGTGCGCATGGGGCTGGACAGCCTGCGGGCCGAGCCACCGCAGCGCCTGGGCGACTGGGCGCGCGACCACTTCAAGCTGGCGGGTGAAAGCAGCCACCAGAAGGGCGCATGGGAGGCGTGGGCCTTCCAGGTGGGCATCCTCGATTTCATGAGCGACGACCGCGTCGAGGAACTGGCCGTGAAGAAGGCCAAGCGCGTGGGCTACACCAAGATGGTCACCGCCTTCGTTGCGTACAACATCGCGCACCGCCGGCGCAAGCAGGCCCTGTGGCAGCCCACCGATGACGACCGCGACAGCTACGTGAAGAGCGAGATTGACCCGCTGCTCGACCCGCTGACCGGCGTGCCTGCCATCAACAAGGCCCGCAAGCTCGGCCGGGGCACTGAGGAAACCATCAAGTTCAAGCCCTTCCGCGACAGCGTGCTGCACTTGCTGGGCGGCAAGGCGGCCCGGGCCTACCGCCGTATCACCGTGGCCGTGGCCATCCTCGATGAATGGTCTGCCTTCGACCAGCAAATTGAAAAGTCGGGCGACCCGGGCGGCCTGGCCAAGGGCCGGCTGGAGGGCGCGCCATACCCGAAGTTTGTGGGCGGCAGCACCCCGCGCCTGAAGGGCCTGTGCCACGTCGAGCGCGCGTGCGACAACGCCGAGGGCATGGTGCGCTTTCACATCGACTGCCCGCACTGCGGCGTCGAGCATCCGCTGATCTGGGGCGGCAAGAGCCTGGCCCACGGCATGAAGTGGACGCGCGGCAAGCCCGAGACCGTACACCACGTCTGCCCGCACTGCCACGCAGCCATCACCCAGGCCGACTACCTGCCCGGCGGCGTGCCCCTGCCGGGCGCCTGGGTGTGCGACCGCACAGGCAAGCGCTACGGGCCCGACCGCATCTGGCGCGACAGCAAGGGCATGCCCTGTAACCCCCCGCGCACGCTGGGCGTGCATGTGTGGACAGCCTACAGCCCGCAGCGCGCATGGTCTGACATCGTCGTCGAGTTTGAAAACGCCCTCAAGGCGCTGGAGGCTGGCGAGGTCGGCCCCATGCAGCTGTTCGTGAACGAAACCCTGGGCGAGACCTGGGAGCTGGCAGGCGAGCGCACCGACGAACACGCCCTGCAGGCCCGGGCCGAGCCGTACAAGCTGTGCACCGTGCCCAAGGGTGGGCTCTACCTGACCGCTGGGGTGGACGTGCAGCGCAACCGCTGGGAAATCACGGTGTACGCCTGGGGCCGCGGCATGGAGTCGTGGGTGGTCGATGTGGCCGTGATCGAAGGCAACCCCGCCGTCGATGAAGAATGGGACGCCGTCACCCACCACCTGCAGCGCCGATACACGCAAGACTGGCACGGCGGCACCCTGGGCATCAGCGCCACCAGCATCGATTCATCCGACCAGACGCAGGCCGTGTACAGCTGGGTGGCCAAGGCCCAGCACATCCTGCCCAACCTGCGCGCGATCAAGGGCGACGGCAACGAAGCCACCAACATCCTGGGCCCCAGCAGCGCGCAAGACATCAACTGGCGCGGCAAGAAAGTGCCCAACGGCATCAAGCTGTGGCGCGTGGGCGTCGATGCCGCCAAGGATCTGCTGCTGGGCCAGCTGGCCATCACCAAGCCCGGGCCCGGCTTCGTGCACTTTTCCGACGAACTGCCGCGCGAGTTCTTCGAGCAGCTCACCGCAGAGCAGCGCGTGCTGGCAAAGATCAACGGGCGCGAGGCATACCGCTGGATCAAGCGCCGCCCGCGCAACGAGCAGCTGGACAACCGCAACTACGCCCTGCACGCCGCCATGGCCAGCGGCCTGCACCGGTACGACGACGCCCGCTGGCAAAAGCTCGAAGCCGCCGTGCAGCCAGACAATCACGACCTTTTTGCTATTCAACCGATAGCAATCAAGGCAGAGCAGGCAAGCGCTACGCCTCCAAATCGACCCCGCACCCCGCGTGCAACCCCCTCCGCATTCAGCCGCGATTGGTAACCCATGCAAAAGCCCGCCAGCCCGACCACGCCAGAACTCGATCTGCTTGTCGCAGCCGAGCCCGACCTGGTCGACCGCATCTTTGACTACATCCTGGCCGACCCTGCCATGTCACTCGCGCTGCAAAAGATCGACGTGCAGGTGGGGGAGTGTGGCGTGCGCAAACTGAAGGACGCGGTGCGATCGGAGTTTGCCGGGGAAAAGGTATGGGTGAACAAGCGTGAAAAGGTGGCGCAGGCAGTGCTGCGGATGTTCAACGGCAGGAACGCAACGGAGGTGGCCAGGCGATTGCACATCAGTCGAGCCACCGTGTACCGGGTCATCAAACAAGCTGGCCCGGGCCCAGGATAAAACCGTCTCATTTTTTCTGGAAATGAGACAGGCGCGCCGGTACCGTGGCCACTTCACCACGGCCCGAACAAGCGCAAAGCCATGTCCTTCACATCAACCGACCTGCAAAACATCAACAACGCCATTGCCACTGGCGAGCTGTCCGTCGAGGTCAACGGGCGCAAGGTGGTTTACCGCAGCGTCGATGACCTGATCAAGGCCCGCAACCTCGTGCAGGCCGAGCTGGCCGGCGCAGGTGCACCAGCTGCAGCCACGCGGCGCGGTTCGTTCCAGGTGCGTTTTACCACCGCCCGGGGGGATTGAGCCATGGCCAAAACAGCAGTCAACCTGATTGACCGATTCGTCGGCCTGTTCAACCCCGACGCCGGCCTGCGCCGCGTGCGCTCGCGCGAGCTGCTGGCCCGGGCCTACGAAGGTGCCAGCCAGCGCGACGGCTGGCGCCCGCGCCGTGCGGGTGCCAGTGCCAACACCGACCACATGTCGGACGCCACCATCCTGCGCACCCGTGCGCGTGCGCTGGTGCAAAACGTGCCCTACGTGGCGCGCGGGCTTGAAAGCCTGGTGTCCAACACCGTGGGCACTGGCATCACGCCCCGCAGCCTGGCCAAGGATGCAGTGGCGGTTGACCGCCTGTGGTCTGACTGGTGCAAGGTGGCCGATGCTGACGGCCGCAGCGACCTGTACGGCCTGCAGGCCATGGCCTACCGAGCCATGGAACAGGACGGCGAAGTGCTGATCCGCCTGCGGGCCCGCCGTGATGAGGATGGGCTGCCCGTGCCCCTGCAGCTGCAGGTCCTTGAAATCGACTGGCTCGACAGCTCCAAGGTCGGCACCAACGGCGGCAACACCATCATCAACGGCATTGAGTACGACGCCCTGGGCAAGATCGCCGCTTACTGGCTGTGGGACCAGCACCCTGGCGAAATGCTGCCTGGCCGCCGTGGCCGTTCCAGTAGCTACCCCGTGCCGGCCGACCGCATCATCCACCTGTACAGCCCGCAACGGCCGGGGCAGGGCAGAGGCTTCACGCGCCTGGCGCCCGTGATCGCCCGGGTGCGCGACATACAGCTTTATGAGGATGCCGAGCTGCAGCGCAAGAACCTCGAAACCCGCCTCAGCGTGCTGGCCAGCGGCGACGTTACCAGCATGTCCATGACGGAAAGCGAGGCCCAGGAAAAGGTGCGCGAAACCGGCGAGCTGGGCACGCTGGCCAGCGGGGGTATCACGCAGGTGCCCACGGGTGTGAACCTGACGGTGGTGGAGCCTAAGGCCGCTGGCGGGTATGTCGAGTACATGAAGCACCAGCTGCACCTGGTGGCAGCGGGCATGGGCGTCACGTACGAAATGCTCACGGGCGATGTGCGCGAGGTCAACTACAGCAGCGCCCGGGTCAGCATGCTGGAGTTCCGTCGCAACGCCGAGCAAATGCAATGGCTCACGCTGGTGCCCCGCCTGTGCGAGCCCATCTGGCGCGCCTTTGTCGAGGCGGCCTACCTGTCGGGCAAGGTGCGGGTGCGCGACTTCGGTGTTGACTGGTCCACCCCCAAGTGGAGCTATGTGAACCCCGTGCAAGACGTTGCAGCCGACCTGGACGAAATCAGCGGCGGCCTCAGCACCTTCAGCGAAAAGCTGCGCCAGCGCGGCTACAAGCCCGAGCTGGTGTTTGCCGAGCTCAAGTCCGACATGGATCGGCTGCAGGCAGACGGCACCCTCGACATGATCATGATGCTGCAAAAGGGCCGCACGCTGGGCATGGCCCAGGCCGAGGCCAGCAACAGCCAGCCCGTGAAAAAGCCTTAAACGCGTGGACTGCAAAAGTTGTCTCATTTTTTCTGTAAATGAGACAGCCGAACGCAGACCATCGCGTTCATGCCTACACCGCAAACCCCCACGCAAACCCCCACGCAAACCGCCGACTTGCCGCTGGTCGGCCTGCAGATGGAAGTCCGCAACTTCACGCGGGCCGAGCCCGTAGCAGAAGGCGCGGCACCTGCTGCCAAGTTTGAACTGGTCTTCACCACCGGCGCCCCTGTGCGCCGGTATGACTGGCAAAACGGCCGCTACTTCATCGAGCAGCTGGAGGTCACGCCCGAAGCCATCAACCTTGAGCGGCTGCAGCGTGGCGCCCCACTGCTAGACAGCCACTCCAGCTACCGCCTTGAAGACCAGGTGGGTGTGGTTGACCAGCCCACCATTGAAAACGGGCAGGGCATCTGCCAGGCCCAGCTCAGCCGCCGTGAAAGCGTGCAGGGCGTGGTGCAAGACCTAGAAGACCGCGTGATCCGCAACGTCAGCGTCGGCTACGTGCGCGAAGCCATCGAAATGATTGCGCCGTCTGAAGACACCGGCATGTGGGTGTACCGCGTCACCCGCTGGACCCCCATGGAGGTCAGCCTGGTGCCCATCCCTGCCGACATGGACAGCCAGGTGCGCAGCGAAGGCGGCCGCCTGGTGGACCCCGAAGGCCGTGACGTTCGCGCCTACCCCTGCCAGATCACCACACGCGCAGCTGCTCCCGCTGCCGCATCCATCCCGCCCACGGTGGGCATTACCGCCGCAACCTCAACCCCCGAAGGAAATCGTTCCATGCCAGACGTGAAGACCGTCGCCGGCGGCGCCACCGCACCGGCCCAATCCGCAGCGCCTGCCGCTGCCACCGTTGCAGCTGTTGCGCCCGCAGCACCTGTTGCTGATGAATCCACCCGCGCTGCCGACATTGTCGAGCTGTGCACCCGCCATGGCGTGCCCACGCTGGCCGCCGGCATGATCCGCGCAGGCAACTCCGTCGAGCAGGCCAGCCGCGCCGTGCTGGACGAACTGGCCCGCCGCGACAGCGCTGCTGGTGGCCACCGCAACGTCGGCCGCATCGAAACCGTGCGCGACGAAATGCAGGTCCGCATGGCCGGCATCGAG